GAAAAAGGTATCGTAAAACGAGCTGCCGAAAATCGAGCAGAATTAGACAAAAAGCAAACACTTGAACAAGCATCTAGACATCAGCGTGTAGATAAAAAACTATTAGATCAAAAAGAATCTGCTAACGCTCAACAGAAAGCAGCACTAGATGCTAAACGTAATCTCGATGATTCGGAAACGAATCTGCTGGTAGACGAAGCTACACGACAAAAGAGTGCGTATATCAAAGACAAGCCGTCAACATCAGTGGCCACTGCCGAAGCAACCAAAGCCAGCATAGTTACCGAAGCTGAACAAAAACGAGCAGCCGCAGAAGCTCCAGCCAAAAAAACAGAAGAAGAAAAGAAAGCAGAAGAATCCAAAAAAGAAAGCGGAAAAGGACCAGCACCGTCTACTCAAGATTCACCTGCAACATTGCTTGCCAGCTTAAATACTAAGATGGATCAATTGATCAAACATGCAGCCGTAACGCAGTCAAACACATATGAAACATATAGAGCAACAAACGGGCTGTCAGGCAATCTTTATAAGTCTGTTTAATTAGGATAACAGGATGAGTTGGAAAAAATATTTCACACCAGTGAGCGTTAACAATAGAGATACTGGATACAGTCCGATATCAGGAGGCGGCGGCCGACCAGGTCCTGCACGTTCTAATTATTCTAGCTATCTGCCAGATGTATACGCAGGTGCTCCAAATAGAATTGAACGCTACATGCAGTATGATACCATGGACATGGACTCAGAAGTTAATGCTGCTCTAGATATTCTAGCAGAGTTCTGCACACAAAAAGACAAAGAAAACACCACTCCATTCCATACACACTACCGAGGTCAGGCTACTTCAACAGAAGTCAAATTGATCAAAGACGCACTGCAAAAATGGACTAAACAACAACAATTTGAAACTAGAATTTTCCGTATAGTACGCAATGCTTTCAAATACGGAGATTGTTTTTTCGTCAGAGATCCACAGACTAAAAAATGGTTATTTGTGGATGCTTCCAAAGTAACCAAAATTATTGTTAATGAAAGTGAAGGCAAGGTTCCAGAACAGTATGTGATCAAAGATATCAATTTTAATTTCAAAGAAATGATCGCAGTAACACCACATGGTACTACAAATACAGCACCAAGCGGCACAAGTTCCTATACCACAGGTGGTGGATTTGGTCGCGGCATGGTAGGTGCAGCAGCACAAACGCCTGGCACAAGATTTCAAAATGCCACCAACGAAGTTACTATAGATGCTAAAAATGTTGTGCATATTTCACTGTCAGAAGGCTTAGACAACAACTATCCTTTTGGTAATTCATTACTGGAAAGTGTTTTCAAAGTATACAAACAAAAAGAATTACTAGAAGATGCTATCATTATCTATCGTATACAACGTGCTCCAGAAAGACGTATATTCTATGTAGACGTGGGTAATATGCCTGCACACATGGCCATGGCATTCGTAGAAAGAGTTAAAAATGAAATACAACAACGTCGTATTCCGTCAGCCACAGGCGGTGGCGCTAATGTGCTTGATGCATCATATAATCCATTAAGCGTGAACGAAGACTACTTCTTTCCGCAAACAGCAGAAGGTCGTGGTTCAAAAGTTGAAACACTGCCAGGCGGTACTAATCTAGGTGAAATTACTGACCTACGTTACTTCACTAACAAACTATTCCGTGCGTTGAGAATACCAAGTTCGTACTTGCCAACTTCAGTAGACGATGCTTCAAACACAGTAGCAGATGGTAAAGTAGGCACAGCTTATATCCAAGAACTACGCTTCAACAAATACTGCGAACGCTTACAGTCTATGATCGTTGAAACGTTTGATCTAGAATTTAAATTATGGCTGCAATCAGAAGGTATCAACATTGACAGCGGAATATTTGAATTGAAATTCAATGCTCCTCAGAACTTTGCTGCTTACCGTCAATCAGAACTAGACACAGCTCGTGCAGCTACATTTGCACAGTTACAAGAAATTCCACACATGAGCAAGCGTTTTGCTATGAAACGATTCCTAGGTATGTCACAGGAAGAAATCACAGAAAACGAAAGAATGTGGAGAGAAGAGCAAGGTGCTCGTCTTACACCGATAACAGATGCTGCTGCAGAAATGAGATCAGCAGGTATTACCCCAGGCGGTATGGCTGCAGATTTAGGAGCTCAAACAGCAGAAGCACCAGAAGACATGGCAGCAGCGGCTGAGGCAGGCGCCGCAGGCGCAGAAGGTGAAGCAGCATCTGGAGAAGCACCAGCTCAAATATAAATACATTATGCTTCTAAGAGAATTCATTTACTTCAACGACAACGCAAACGACTTTGCGGTTGATCGTCGTTACGACAACAGCAACGATTCATCGGTGGTTAAAAAAAGTGATACTCGAAAAATACGCTTAACGCTACGTCAAATTAATCAATTAAGACTGCAAGCCGAAGCACACGAAGCAGAATCTAAATCTGAGCTGGGTTTTATACAACAAATGTACGGAACCCCAATTGAACCTACAGAAGCAGCAGCGTAGAGCAGAGAAAGCCCTAGCCAAGGCGTTAAAAGCTCAAAGAAAAAATCCTGAACAGGTGATCCCGTTACCTGTCGCGCATCCACAGCCTGTAAAGCTAGAACCCAAACCTAGAATAGAAATAGTTAAAAGACCTAAAAATTCATCACCGGTCTCTTTTGTGCTAGGCAATGGCAGGAGCAGACTGAATATAGACTGTGAAAGATTGATGTCTATAGGCACAGTGTATGGCTGCAATGCTCAGTATAGAGAATTCGCACCACATTATCTCATAGCTGTAGACGTTAAAATGGTCAATGAAATCATAGCTGCGGGCTATCATAAACAGCAAGAAGTATGGACTAATCCTAACAAAGGCATTACTAATAAAGACAGAATTAATTTTTTTAGTCCGCACAAAGGATGGAGCTCAGGGCCAACTGCACTGTGGTTTTCAGCCAGCCAAGGAGCCAGCGAAATATACATACTGGGGTTTGATTATCAAGGATTGAACGGTAAATTTAACAATGTATATGCAGATACATTCAACTATAAAAAATCAACAGATTCAGCAACTTATCACGGTAATTGGTTAAGTCAGACTGAAAAAGTAATTAAAGAATTTAGACATATTAAATTCTTTAGAGTAATAGAACCTGGAGCATTTATTCCAGACAAGCTAGGACCCAATCTAGCTAACCTAAGCCATATCAGTGTGGAAGACTTTGGAAAAAGATTTCCAGACACTATATATTCCGATCAAATTGTTCAAAAAAGTACCATTTAACGGAGTTTTTTAATCTACGTAGTAAATAACACTACAGCCTAATACCATAATCTTAAGGAGAACATAACATGGCAGATAACAAATTATTAAGCCAAATGCTAGAGCATTTGGTAAATGAAGATTCAGCAAAAGCTGAAGAACTTTTCCACGAATACGTAGTAGCTAAATCACGTGAAATCTACGAAAATCTAATCGAAACAGAAATTTCTGAAGAAGAAAAAGATGAAGACGACGAAGAAGTTGACGAAGCTGCTAAAGATGAAGATGCAGAAGACGACAAAGTCGACGAAGCTTCAGACGAAGACAAAGACGATGAAAAAATGGACGAAGAGTTCGAAGACATCGCAATCGAAGCAGATGACGAAATGGGCGGAGACGCTACAGACGACTTAGAAGCAGAACTTGGTGATGAGCCAGTAGACGGCGAAGAGTCTGAAGAAGAAATCATGCAAGACCTAGGTGATATCATCGATGAGCTACAAGCTAAATTTGATGCACTACAAGGTGAAGAAGAAGATCAAGGTGAGTTCGGTGACGAAGAAGGCGACATGGGCGGCGAAGAGCCAAAGATGGATGCTTTTGAACCTGAACTAGAAACAGTACGCGAATATGTAGAAAAAGTTGCTACACCAAAAGGTGGAGACAATGGTGCTAACGCTAAATCAATCGTAGCTGGTAAGAACGATATGGGCGGTACAACTGCTAATATCGCTAAAGGTGGCGAGTCTAAAGGCGAAGGTACTAAAGGCGGATTATTAAATCCAGCAGCTAAAGAAGATAATGCAGGTAATATCAATGTTCCAGGTGGTAAAGCAGGATCTGCTTTTAACAAAAAAGAACCAGGACATGGCGCTGAGAAAAAAGGCGCAGCTGAATCAGCTGATAACAAGCAAAGCCTTTTCCGTGGCCGTAGATAATAGAGGATCAAACAGGTGAAAAGATTATCACTAGCAGAACATTTGAGTTATGACCAGGCTAAGATTGTCTTAGAGAG